CCTGTTTGTCGAGACGTGCAATCAGAGGTATGACGCTCTTGATATCCGTATCCGCAAGCTGAAACACCCGATTGAGCGTTGCCGCCTCACTCGCGGACACATGAAGCCGCTGTGTGAGCTTGTAGACATTCTCCCCAGCAAGCATCGCGTCTTTCGTAATGTTGAATAGTCCTGCACCTGTTGCCGCAACAGCCATAACGGCAGCCATCTTTGCAGAGAGGACGTTGAATCCACTCGTGAGATTCCTGACACCTGCCTGTGCCGCCGTCATTCCTGCGGAAATGCGCCCACCGAGCGTGCCGGAGAGAACCGCGCTCTCCTTGAGGCGCGTGTTGAGCTTTCGGACTTCCGCTTCTGTCTGGGCGACCGTTCTCTGCTGACGCAGAAGATTGCTCTCCGCTCGGCGATAGGATGCGCTGTCCACGCCGTCATTTTTCTTGGCTGACTGCAAAACAGCGGCAAGAATCTGTTCCTTCTGCCGCTGAATGTCGAGTTCTCGGTTAATCGCCTGATGGCGCACCTTGATCTTATCCAGTTCCGTCCCTACACCGTCGAGTTTGGCAAGATCGGCATCGAGTTTCAGATGGATGTTGTTTGCCTTGCTGTTCAGCCGTGCGATGGAATCCGAGACGGTCTTGCCCGCCGTGTCAAAGTCCAGCTGCAGCTGTGCGATGTTGAGACCGATGTCGAGATAGAGTTCGTCGATCTTCTGTCCGCGTTTTGCCACTCCATCCCCTCCCTACATCACGTCGTCAATAAAGCGTGCGGATTCCTGCTGTTCGCAAAGTGCCGTTACCACAAGCTGATCGAGCAAAAATCCAATCTCGTGCCTGTCGATTTCCTGCATCGTCCACCCATAAGCCGACTGCAGCCGCTCGTAGTAACGCAGTAAATTCTGGTATGGAGAAAGAACTACGCCTCTTTCCCCGCCTCCCCGTTTGGGAGGTTCACCAGTTTGGAGAAGGTGAGCGACTGAATCCAACGGAAAAGGGAGCGCGTCAGCGGCACAATGTCCGCAACATCCACATTTTCCTCCACCGATTCCCGCGTCACTTCGCCCCTGCCGAATCCGAGAACGATCAGTCGAACGTGCTCGTCCAAGAACGCCTCGAGATCCATATCCTGTTTCTCCGCATCAAAAAAGGCAAGGAACTCACGCCACACCTTCATCTTCGGAGGATGCGGCGTGATCTCCCTGCCCGCAATATGCAACGTTGGTGTTTCCATCATGTCCTCCCTCAGACCTGCTCGTACCACTTCGATCCTGTCTCTGCGGCAAAGCCCGCAGCCTCCTCATCTGCCTTGGCGTAGGACAGCCCGTCCGAGAGGCGATAGATCGCTTTTGCCGTAAGCGTCGGCGTATCAAACTGAATGCTCTCCTGCTTCGAGTTGCCGGACTCCGAGGGTTCGAGGAATTGGACTTTGTAGAACTTGGTGAGACGCTTCTTCCCGTTGCGCTTGTCCGACTGAAAGAGCACGGCGAAATACGGAGCGACATCGTCCTTGCCCGCCTTCATCACACCATTCTCGATACTGTGTCCCAGAAGATAGGCAGCATATTCGAGCGGCAAAGCAGCCGTGTCAAAGGTCAAATCGTAGGATGCGGTATTGGATGCCGTATCCACGGACTGACCGTCGGCAAAAAGCTCCGCCTGATTCGTCTGCGGCTTGATATCCACCTTGCGGAGCAGTTTTCCCAGCGGAATCGGCTTCTCGTAGGTCGCCGTACCGCCCGCTTCGTCGGTGAGCATCTTGGCTATATGAAGTTTCTGGATGTTGATGAACTGCCCGCTTGTCAGATTCCCTGCGGGCTTTGCTGTTGGTGTTGGACTTGGCATTTTATTCTCCCTCCATTGCTGTTTTATAGTCTGTGATTTCCACGAATATATCTTTCTCAACAATCTCCTGCGTCTGCGCTCGCACAAAACCAAGCGGCAGAAGCGCGTTCTGCACGGCGTGATGAATCTCTCCGAATCTACCATCCTTCGTCAGAATATGGATACGCACCGTGATTCGGCGTTCCAACTCCGCACCGTCTGCCGAGAGCGCGGGAACGTCGGAAATGACGGAGTAAACGAGAATCGGATACGTCCCTGCATCGGGACTGCACCCGTGGTAGATGCTCTTCTTCCCATGTACAAGAAGCTGCGTCAGCTCCTTCGAGCGCACAAGTGCCTGATACACCATCCGTGCCGTACTCATTTCCCTCTCCTCCGAATGGCAGACCTTACGGCATCGACGATAGCAGAACGAATACCGTCCTTCTTGGCATCGAGCGCGGGATAGAGAAACGGACGGTTGATGCGTGGGCTGAACTCAACGAGCACGCCGTAGAATACGCCATCTTGAGACTCTGCATCTGCCGCGATCCTCCAAACGGAGCCGTCCTTCCTGCGCAGCCGCTTGTGGATGGAGTCGCGGAGTGCGCCTTTGACCACACGCTTATCTGTTCCCGTATAGACGGGACAGCGGTTCTTTGCCTCTGCGACCACATCGTCCGCGCCATGCGCGAGAGCTTCCTTTGCCGCAGCCGTCGCCTCCGCCCCGAGTTCCGAGAGGATCTTCTCGGCAGAGACAAAACCTCGGTGTCTAACCATCTTCCACCAACTCTCTGCATTCTATGACAAGCCATCGTTTCTTCCCGCCAAGCGGATACGGCGGTGCAATCGGCGTGAGCGTTTTATTGCCCCAACAGATACGATCCGTCACGCACACATCCGCACGGTAACGAACAACGATGCGGTAATCCACCTCCTGCACCTTCTCCGCATAGCCGTCGGAGATTTTCGCGGCAAAGGGCAAAACGAGCGCCCAGGCTTTACCGACTTCCTGCACCGACGATGAAAGGATATTCCCCTCATCGTCCGTATCCATCACGGGGCGCAGGATAGAAATCCGATGGCGTAGTTCACTCATGGACACTCTCATCTAAAAGACCTCCTTCCGCACACCAAAGAGCAGAGAGCGCAGTGTCAGCGCAAGTCCTCTGTGGTCGGCTTCCTCCCGGTGCTCGTAGAGATAGGACACGGCATAGAGAATTGCAACGCGCACAATCGCCTGATCTTCAACCTTGGACAGCTTCTTCACACGCAGTAATGCAATACAAATCTGTTCTGCCGTTTCCGTAAAATGTGTGAGAAGATCATCCTCCTCATCGCCGTCAATCCGCAAATACTGCTTGACTGCTGTAAGCGGCACAAGCATAGAACCACCTCCCCTCTTGCCGCAAACATACATCAACCCTTCATCTTGAGCGTCTGCACGGCTTCCTCGAGGACGAGCTTGCCGTCCACGCGCTCCTTCATGACATACCCGACCATGCCGTTGCCTGCAAACAGCTCCTTGAGTTCCTGCAGGGAGCGGGTGCCGCGATCTCCGATGTTGTAGTAGGAGTAATCACCGAACGCAATGACGGTCTTGCCCGCCTCGACAGCAGGCATATACGCCGAGGAGTACACAGGATAGCCGAGCAGACGGTCAGGTTCGCCCATCTGGTACGAAGGCTGCCAGAAATACGCACCGTTGGCATCCTTGAGTTTGCGGATGCTTGCAAGCGTCTGGTCGTTGACGATGAACGCCGCATTCTTGCGGTAGGGACGCTTGAGGTTGTAGACGAGGGTCACAAGTTCGTCCGCTTTGAGATCGGCTGCCGCCGTAGTGACAGATGTCTTTGCCGAAATGAGAAGTCCCTTCGGCTTGTGCGTTCCGTCGCCATTGAGGAACGCGTCCTCCTCTGCGTTGCCCAGTGCCTTGCCGAACTGTTCGATAAGGTAATTCTCAAGGTTGAAGGCGTTGTCATAGAGCAGCTCCTCCGTCACCTTGACCGCGACGTGGAGTTTGTGCGCGTCGAGGACGATCTGGTCGAAGGTCGCCTCGCCAAAGGTGAGCTGTGCGCCCTCCTCAATCCACGATGCCGCAGGCTTCGTAGCAGCGATATTGATCTTGTGCTCCCCGCTCGTGGTGATTACCGTCGCAAGCGGGCGCAGGACGTTCTCTTCGTTCAGAACGTCAATGAGACGCTGATCGTATTCCTCGGGAACGAGATAGCCGCCGTTTGCATCCACGCCTTCCTGCAGGACGTTCTCCACCTGCCGGAAATTCGTGCGAAGTGCCTTGAGCATTGCCGAGCGATAGCCTTCACTTGCACGACCTGTCTTTTCAGGAGACAATCCTGCACCTGCCCCCGGCATGTTGGTAATTGCCGCCGTCACAGGCTTTGCGAGCTGCGCGTCGAGAATCACCTGACGCTCCATGCGCTCGATGTCCTTGCCGAGTGCAAGCACCTCGTTCTCCATCTGTTCGTATGCCTTGGCATCTTCGGCTGTGAGATGCCCGTCTTTCTCATGAGAATCCAGAAACTGCTTTGCCTGTTCCCACATTTCCGCACGCTTCTCGCGCATTGCCATGATCTTATCCATGTGTTTATCCCTCCGTTAATGTGAAATAGAAAAGAGCCGCTTCTTAAACGGCTCTGCATCGACATTGTTTGCTTGTGTTCCCTGCCCGAATTTCGAGAGCAGGGAGTTTGTGACGGCGGCGCGGGAGAAGATCAGCCCGTCTGCCGTATCCGTCATAGGACGCTGAACGTCCGCATAGAGAACGGAATCCGCAAATCCAAGTTCCACCGCCTTCTTTGCATTCATCCACGTCTCGGCATCCATCAGCCGTGAAATCTTCGCACGGGACAGCCCCGTCTTGATCTCGTAGGCGTTGATAATGCTCTCCTTGATCTCGGCAAGGAACGTGATTGTCCGCTCCATCTCGTGTGTATCCCCTATGGAGACGGTCATGGGATTGTGGATCATGAGCATCCCTAATGGCGACATCTCAACGATCGTTCCTGCCATCGCGACGACGGATGCAGCTGAGGCGGCAATCCCGTCAATCTTGACCGTGACCTCGCCGGGATATTCCATCAGCATATTGTAGATCTGTGCCGCTGCATAGCAGTCCCCGCCCGGAGAGTTGATCCAAAGGTCAATATCTCCCTCGGCGGCGTGAAGCTCAGATCGAAACATCTGAGGTGTGACCTCATCGCCCCACCACGTTTCGTCCGAGATTTCACCATCCAGAAGCAAGATTCGCTTCTCTCCCTCGTTCCGTACCCAGTTCCAAAATTTACGTTTCATCATGTTTCCCTTTCTGCGTACCCGCAAAGAGTCCAGCATCCTTTAGCTTCGTCATATTCCCATTGATGAGGTAGAGATCACCGCCTTCGTCTACTTCGATAGGGTTCATGTCCTCAAGGCTGCGGATGTCGTTCGCGGAGAGCCATCCGTTCTGCCGCCCGATGGCATAGCCCTCCATACGGCTCTTGTAGTCCCCGCGCAGTAAGCCATCGACGTTGAAGCGGATGAAGTAGTTCTTCCGCTCCTTGTCCGTCAGAAGTGCTTTCTGCAGGGACTGCTCCCATCGCATTACCCACGGATTCAAGGTGTATTTGACGAACTCCAAGGACTGCTGCTCGATGTTCGAAAACGAGGATTTCTCCAAGTCTCCTACCATATGCGGCGGCACACGGTAGAGCCGTGCAATCTCGTCGATCTGGAACTTCCTCGTCTCAAGGAACTGCGCCTCCTCCGGCGGTATGGCAATCTGCTGATACTTCACGCCTTCCTCGAGGACGGCGATCCTGCCTGTGTTCATCGTACCACCGTAGACGGCGTGCCAACTCTCTCGCAGCTTCGACGGGTCTTTCAGAACGCCCGGATGTTCGAGCACGCCACCCGGACGAGCACCATTCTTGAAGAACGCCGCACCGTATTCCTCCGTCGCAAGTGCAATGCCGATGGCGTTCTTTGCCATCGCTATCGGAGAATAGCCCACAAGACCATCGAAACCGAGTCCCGGAATATGCAGTACATCCTCACGCCGCAGCCGAATCTGTCCCTTATCCGCAAAATTCGGATTCTCCTCCGTGCTTCGCGTGTAAGTGTAGTAAAGCTCACCCGTGCGGCTGTCGCGACTCACCTCCATCTTGTCCGGGAGGAGTGGATAGAGTCCAAGGACATGCCCCCTGCCATCCCGCAAAATTTGTGCGTAGGCATTCCCCCACAGGAGGAGATGCGTCATCAGCGTCTCGCGGAATACGAAACTCGTCATCTCGGGATTTGGCGCATCGTGGAGCAGAAAATACAACGGGTGCTCCGGCACGCGCTCCTTGCCCTGCCCTTGGTAGACGTAGACGTGAAGCGGCAGCCCTGCGATGGATTCTGCGAGGATGCGGACACAGGCATAGACTGCCGTCGCCTGCATTGCCGTCCGTTCGTTGACCGCCTTTCCTGCCGCCGTCTGCCCAAACAAAAAGGACAAGCCGCCAAGATGATTCTTGGGCTTGTCCCGCGAACGGAAGAGTTTGCTGAATAGGTTCATGGAAACCTCCATTTCAAAAGATGATAGCAGAAGTGCCGCCCTTCCGAGCGGCGCTCCCTCATTTCGGTTTAGAAGTTTTCGATGCAGGAAAGCTCCATGCTGTTGATTTCGGCGGTGAATTTCGCGCCCCGCGCAATCTCGTCGGAGGCTTTCAAAAGCTCCTCCGGCGTGGGATTTCCACCCATCTGGCAAATGCTGGCATTGGCTTTGATGTCTCGGAAAACCTTGCGGGCTTCCCAATCCGTCTTCTCGTAATCCGTTTCTTTGCGAATCTCGATGCGGATGCAGGTGTCGCGGTCGCTTTCGTTCGCCCAGCCCATCGTGTTTTCCTGCATCGCGAATCCGTACATGGCGGCCTTGCTCTCGATGATCTCGGCAATTTCCTTCTTCGTCATTTTCTTTTCCTCCGTTTCTGGCTCCTTCGGTTTTCCCTTTCGGTATGTGTATATTTCCCGTACGATCGGCAAAAAAGCAAGGCCATATGTGAAGATAAAGCGTGTATACGATCGCCCTAAAACACCCACACACCACGATTTTCATACACGGATTCCGAGGTATCATTCCCGCAACGGATCGCACGATCCAGTGCCATGATGAGCGCAATCACGCCGTCGATCTTCTCGGTGGACTTCTCCTTATCTGCCTTGATGTTCCCCGCAGGGTCGGTGCGAATGAAGATGTTGTCTGCCATCCAGCGCATGACGGGATGCCCGCCGTGCGCTATTTTCTTTTCCAAGGTCAGCTTCATCAGCTCCTTGGTCGGCGGACTCATATCCTTGAAGCCCTGACCGAATGGAACAACGGTGAAGCCCATCCCCTCGAGGTTCTGCACCATCTGCACTGCACCCCATCGGTCGAAGGCAATCTCGCGAATGTTGTACTTCTCGCCAAGTTTCTCAATGAACGCCTCGATGAATCCGTAATGCACGACATTCCCCTCTGTCGTTTGTACGTAGCCCTGTCTCTCCCACACGTCATACGGCACATGGTCACGCCGCACACGAAGGTCGATGTTCTCCTCGGGAATCCAGAAATACGGAAGCACGGCAAACGGCTCATCCTCCTCCGTCGGAGGGAACACGAGGACAAACGCCGTAATGTCCATCGTAGAGGAAAGGTCAAGACCGCCGTAGCAGACACAGCCCTCTAAGGACTCAGCGTCAACATGGGCGTCACAGCTATCCCACTTGTCCATCGGCATCCACCGCACGGACTGCTTCACCCATTGGTTCAGTCGAAGCTGACGGAAGCTGTTCTCCTCGGCTGGATTCTGCCGTGCAGAGTCGCAAGCCGCCTGTACCTTGTCGATGCCGACTGTGATACCAAGCGACGGATTCGACCGTTTCCAAACCTCCGGGTCTGTCCAGTCCTCATCTTCCTTCGCTCCGTAGATCACGGGATAGAAGGTCGAATCAATCTTTCGCCCTTCCAGAATATCCACTGCTTTCTGATGTGTCTCGTAGCAGATGGACTGCATATCCGTTCCTGCCGTGGTGATAAGGAAGTAAAGCGGCTGCATTCGCGCATCGCCGGAGCCTTTCGTCATAACGTCAAAGAGCTTGCGGTTCGGCTGCGTGTGCAGCTCATCAAATACCACGCCGTGAATGTTGAAGCCGTGCTTTGAATATGCCTCTGCCGAAAGCACCTGATAGAAGCTGTTCGTCGGCAGATATACCATCCGCTTCTGGGAGGCAAGGATCTTCACTCGCTTGCTGAGGGCGGGACACATACGCACCATGTCTGCTGCGACCTCGAACACGATGCTCGCCTGTTGACGATCGGCAGCACAGCCATACACCTCGGCTCGCTCCTCCCCATCGCCGCAACAAAGGAGGAGTGCGACAGCGGCGGCGAGTTCGCTGTTGTGCGTTGGCACGAAGGATTCCCCTACCAGATAGCAGTGACTTGCACTATCCACTTGAATGCACTGCATGGGGACTCGCTCTGAGAGCGACACGATGTCTGCCAGATAATGAAAACAGGAGCGAGTTTCTTTAACCCGCTCCCGTTTCCGGCAGATTTTCCGATGCAGTTTTGATGTTGGTTGATCGTCAAATGTAGTGAACCGTATGATGTAGAGGGTTTCCCCTGTCGGCTTTCCGCATCGCGTAGACGGTGCTTCTGTCATGGCATTCTTGATGCCGAGACTCCACAAGAGTTCGCGTACCGATTCGGCAAGCTGTTTGATGGTGCTGACGTAGACGCTCTGCGCCTTCCGATTCCCGATGCACCCGTCAGAATCCATCAGACCTTGCAAGAGTTCCCAACGCTGACGCTCCGAGGCTCTTAGATATGCGACTGGGATAACCTTATCTCGGAATGTCGGAACGAGGATGCTCTTTAGTTCCTCATAGTACACGCGCACACTTCCCGGCTGAGGAATGCTGTTGTATGGAGCATACGGCACACTCTGTGTGACCGCCTGTACGTCCTTATCGCAGATAGTAATTTCGGGCTTTGTGGCACATCCGTTGCCGATCCAGTATCCGTAAAGATACGGATCAACAGGAAGATCACACTCTGCGAGATTCAGCGATTTTGCCACAGGGATTCGGATAATGGAACGGCGTGCCTCCTTCTCGTTATCCCGATATTTTTCTCTGTACCTCATCGTTCGGCTGTAGATTTCACCCGTTGTCCAAAGCATGGATCGCGGCTCGCCGATGATGTGCTCCACATTCCAGAGATGCCGTTCCCCTGCGACGATGGACGAGCCGTCACGAAAAGTCAGCCGATAGGCTTGCTCGGTGTCATCCACATCGCTCTTTGCAACAACACGGCAGGGCTGTCCGTTTTCGTCAAAAACGGTATCTCCGACGCGAATATCGCCCATTGTGGTAAATCCCTCGGGTGTGGGGATTTTCGTATCAAGAGTAAGCTGTTTTCCTTGTTTCTTGGGAATCTCAACATACGCCGTGTTGAACTGCCGATAGCCGTTCGGCTTCAGAATTCCGAAGATGTCTCGGATAATGCGCTCCTGCCAGTCGATCAGCTCGAAGGGCTTTCCTGCCCACGTCCCCTTCGTATGGCACAGGC